GACAGACAAAGAGCAGACGCTTTAGCGGATTGGAACATGCAGAATGCATATAATAGTCCAAGTCAACAAATGCAAAGATTTAAAGAAGCTGGTTTAAATCCAAACTTAGTATATGGACAAATGACTAATAGTCCAGTAATAAGAAGTACAGATATGAAATCACCTGATTTTGTAGCACCTAAAATAGACACAAACATAGCGTCAAATGCTTTAATGAGTTATTATAACATTAAAGGTACAGAAGCACAAATTAAACAACAAGAAGCATCAACACAATTAATACAAGAACAAGCAAGAGGTAAAAAGCTTGAAAATGAAAATTTAATTGACCAAAGTCCTTACTTATTGGAAGAAAAACAACAAACAAGTTTTCTAAGAGGAAAACAAGTACAAAGTCTTATACAAGATATAGACAATAAAAAAGAACTTAATCCGTTATTACGTGATAAGTTAAAACAAGATATACAAACAATGGCACAAACACGTATGTGGCAAAATTTAACAACACCTCAACAAATAGCATTAACTAAAGCAACGGAAGCGTTAGTAAACGCAAAATTAGAAGGTCAAAATTTAGAAAATACTTACAAAAAGTATCAAAATAATTTACAAACCAATATGGGTATAAATTCTAATTTATTTGGAGATTTAATCAAAATTGGAGTAGGAGCATTATTAAACAAATAAAAAAACTAAATTATGGAAATCAACATCTACTGCATCTTTTACAATGGGTATCCAATTATCAAAAATCAGACATTAGAAAATGCCCTTAAGTTATTAGAAAGAAGTGAGAAATTCAGAATTGGTATTCAAATTAAAAACAATTAAAAACAAAATCTTATGAGAAAGAGGTTTAAGGGACGTCGTAGCTACGGACGTAAAAAAGGTGGCTATCGTAAAGTATCACGTACATATTATGTAAGTCGTGGAGGAATTAGATTATAAACAATAAAAACACAAAAAAATGGCTAAAAACCTGTTTAACTCGGTCAAAATGACCAAACCCCAAAAAAATGTGTTTGATTTAACACATGATGTAAAGCTATCAGCTAACATGGGAGAATTAACACCTATATTGACAATGGAGTGTGTACCAGGTGATAAATTTGATTTATCATGTGAAAGCATGATTAGATTTGCACCAATGACTGCACCTGTTATGCATAGAATGGATGTAACAATGCATTATTTCTTTGTACCAAACAGAATATTATGGGATAATTGGGAACCATTTATTACAAACGCTAATAGCGGCATAGTACCACCATATATAGTAATGGACAATTATTGGAATACAAATGCAAGTTTAATAGCAGCAAAATCTACACAATTTGCAGATTATTTAGGTATTCCACCATTTTCAGGAACTACAAGTACACAAGTTTCCGCATTACCATTTGCAGCATATCAAGCTATTTACAATGAATATTATAGAGATCAAAATTTAGTATCACCTGTAAATTATAAATTAATAGATGGTGCAAATGACCCAAGTTTTCCACGCTTAGTAGAATTAACAACATTAAGAAAAAGAGCTTGGGAACATGATTATTTTACAGCTTCATTACCTTTTGCACAAAAAGGACCAGCAGTTGATATACCATTAGGAAGTGTATCAGGAGAAGCAGAAGTATATGTTAACAATGCATCGGCAGGAACAACATTAGATGGAACACCTTACGACATATCTGTCGATAATAATTCAAGTACTTTGCCAATTGGAGCAAACCAATTATTTGCATCAGCAGATTCTATGGAAGTACAACCAACAACAATTAACGAATTACGTAGAGCATTTCGTTTACAAGAGTGGTTAGAAAAGAACGCAAGAGGCGGTACTCGTTATATTGAGAATATTTTAGCACATTTTGGAGTAAAATCATCAGATGCAAGATTACAAAGACCTGAATATATTACAGGTGTAAAAAGTCCTGTTGTAGTAAGCGAAGTATTACAAAGCGGTCAATCAGATACAACACCACAAGGTAACATGGCAGGACATGGTATTTCAGTATCATCCGGAAGAAGTGGAAGTTATTACTGTGAAGAACACGGATATATAATTGGTATCATGTCAGTAATGCCAAAAACAGCATATCAACAAGGTATACCACGTACATTCTTAAAGAATGACCCATTAGATTATTTTTGGCCATCATTTGCACATATTGGTGAACAAGAAGTACAATTACAAGAGTTATATGCATATACTGCAAATAAAGAAGATACATTTGGTTATGTACCAAGATATGCAGAATATAAATACATGCCAAGTAGAGTAGCAGGTGATTTTAGAACAACTTTAGATTATTGGCATTTAGGTAGAATATTTGCAAACGAACCTGCATTAAATGAAGAATTCATTCAATGCACACCAGAAGACACAAGTAGAATATTTGCAGTTGAAGACCCAGATGTACAAAAGTTATACTGCCATGTACTAAATAAAATTAAAGCAGTAAGACCAATGCCTAAATTCGGAACACCAACATTCTAAAATGTCAACTAAATGTATTACACCATTTTATGTTAAAGATAAATTTACATCGGAATACATACCTGTACCATGTTCAAAATGTCCCCCATGTAAGAAAAGAAGAACAAGCAGTTGGAGTTTTCGTTTAGTAAAAGAGGGAGAGCGTTCGCTAAGTGCTTTATTTGTAACATTAACATATAATACAGAAAAGGTACCAATAACCGATAACGGCTTTATGAATTTAGATAAAGCAGACGTACAAAAATTTATGAAACGTCTAAGAAAGTTAAGCAACCAAAAATTAAAATATTATGTATGTGGCGAATATGGCACAAAGCGAATGCGACCTCATTATCATTTAATAATATTTAATGCAGACAAAGAAAAAGTAGAATTAGCTTGGACATTAGAACGAAAGTCTTTAGGACAGATTTATATTGGTGATGTAAACGAAGCAAGTATTGGATATACATTAAAATACATGACTAAAAAAGGCAAAATACCGATGCATTATAATGATGATAGACAAAAAGAATTCAGTTTAATGTCAAAAGGTTTAGGAAGTAATTATTTAACAGAAAAAATGGTTAAATGGCATAAAAATAATATAGAAGAACGTATGTACTGTAATATTAAAGGAAATAAAAAAATAGCAATGCCAAGATATTATAAAGACAAAATTTATACAGATTTTGAAAAAATACGTATTAGTAATCATATTAAAGAAAAGTCAGAAGAAGAAGAAAATAAACTTATTAACGAATTAGGCGAAAATTATTCACAAATATTAGTGGAAAGACATATATACGCATTTAATAAAATGCATAAAGACGCCGAAAAAAATAGAAATTTATGATAAAACATTCAATGAATGCAAATACATTTGCAAAAAATTATCAATTTAATACTTCACCAAGTATGACAATTCCTGACCAAACAATGTCAATAAGAACAATATTAGAAAGACATTCAAGAGGTTTACCTATTGATGGAGTAAAATCATCAATATATGACGGAGAAGAAAACGACCTTCCAGACTGGAGGCGTTTAGACTTGGCAGAACGCCAAGAATTAGCTCATTTATATAAAAATGAGATACAAGATATAAAACAAAAATATAATAAAGTCGATAAAAACGACGAAGTTAAAGACAATGTAAGAGTCAACGTAGTTGAATCAAACAGTGGTGAGCCAAAGGATGATTTATAATCGTCCTTTGTGTCACCACAAACAAGGGGCAAAGCCCCGCGTAGTAATGTTAAAACACGTTTTAACAAAAAATTAGCACTAATCCCCTTGATATATTAGTGCTAATTGACACTAAAGCCCTACATTTACAATGTGAAGCAAAAAGGCAAAGCGTAGCGGAGCAAATAAGCGACACATAAAAAAATGGGCGAAGTGACAAATTATAAACTTAAAAAATAAAAAAAATGCCTATACCAGTAGCATTAGGAGCAGCCGCAATAACAGGCGGAACTCAATTAGGAAGCAACCTATTAAACAATTACTTTATAAATAGGTTAAACAAAAGACAACAAGCATTTAATATACAAATGTACGACAGACAAAGAGCAGACGCTTTAGCGGATTGGAACATGCAGAATGCATATAATAGTCCAAGTCAACAAATGCAAAGATTTAAAGAAGCTGGTCTAAATCCAAACTTAATATATGGACAAATGACTAATAGTCCAGTAATAAGAAGTACAGATATGAAATCACCTGATTTTGTAGCACCTAAAATAGACACAAACATAGCGTCAAATGCTTTAATGAGTTATT